AAAGCAGGGCTGACTGGTTACTGAAAGCCCGCCCTGAGCAGCTCGCACCGGACGGCAACTGGCTCGTCTGGATGATGCAGGCGGGGCGTGGGTTCGGGAAGACTCGCGGCGGTGCCGAGTGGGCAAAGTGGGAAGGGCTGAGACAGCCTAACCGCCGCATCCACATCGTTGCCCCGACCTATTCGGACGCGCGCGACACCTGCATCGAGGGCGACTCGGGCCTGTTGTCCGTGCTGCCTGACGACTGCATCGACACATGGAACCGGAGCCTCGGCGAACTGTTCCTGACGAACGGCAGCCGGTACAAGCTATTCGCGGCCGAGGAGCCGAACCGCCTGCGCGGCCCGCAGTGCCATGCGGCGTGGTGCGACGAGCTCAGCTCCTGGCGCTATGAGGACGCATGGGACCAGCTCCTGTTCGGCCTGCGCCTTGGCGACGATCCGCGCGTGTGCGTGACGACGACGCCGAAGCCGAACCCGCTGACGCGGCGCATCCTGAAGGACAAGGCCACGGTTATCACCCGCGGCTCGACGTTCGACAACGCGGCCAACCTTGCCGCGACCGCGCTCACGCAGCTGCGGCAGAAATACGAAGGCACACGCCTCGGCCGGCAGGAACTCTACGCGGAACTGCTGGAGGACGTGCCGGGCGCGCTCTGGACGTGGGACATGATCCGGGCGGCGCAACTGAAAGAGACCCCGCCCATCGAGGCGATGCGGCGGATCGTGATCGGCGTGGACCCCTCGGGCAGCGATGGTGAGACGGGCGACCGTCAGGGCATCATCGGCGCCGGGGTCTGCAAGGCCCTCGGGCACGGCCATGTGCTGGCGAACAAGACAATGCGCGGCTCCCCCGATGAATGGGGCAAGGAGGCCGTGCGGCTCTACGACGAGCTGAAGGCGGACTGCATCGTGGCGGAGCGCAACTTCGGCGGCGAGATGGTCCGGCATGTGATCCAGACCGTGCGGAAGAATGTGCCGGTCAAGCTGGTCACGGCGAGCCGGGGCAAGACGGTCAGGGCTGAGCCTGTGGCGGCGCTCTATGAGCAGGGCCGGGTGTCGCACCTGGCGCCGTTCGGGCGAATGGACGAGCAGATGACGCTGTTCACCAGCGACGGATTTCAGGGCGAGGGATCGCCTGACGATGTGGACGCCCTCGTCTGGGCGCTCACCGAACTGATGCTGACGGGCGAAGTCACACGGCTGCGGCCGGTCAAGCTAGGATAACATGGTCACCACGGCGAACACGAAACAAGCGACAGGCTCGCCGCGTTCGACGGGGGCGGAGTATGCCGCCGGCATCGATGACGTGACGAAGGTCCGCGCGTTCGTGTCGGGCAAGGTGACGGGCTACGTGCGCCGCCTCGGCGGGCATGACAATGACGACTACACGGAGTTCAGTGAGGGGGCGTACTACCTGCCCGCGGTGCCCCGCACGCTGGACGCCTTCGCTGGCCTTGTGATGACGCCTGAGCCGCTGATAACGGACAACCCCACCGCGTTCGACACGTTCCTCGATGATCTGACCACGGACGGCGAGCCGTTCCAGCGGGTCGCGTTCACCACCGTCGAGGAGGTCAGCGCGACGGGCCGCTATTGCCTGCTGGTGGACTATCCTGATGTTGCCGGCGCGGCTGACATGACCCGGCTGGAAGCCGAGCGCTCGGGCCTGCGCCCGTTCGTGAAGGGCTACGGCTGGGAGGATATTCTCGCGGTGCGATCCGAAGTGATCGGCGGCGTGCGGCGCCTGACGCACATCCGGCTGCTTGAGCGCATCGAGGAGCCCGGCGCGACGGAGTGGGAGACCGACATCATCGAGCACGTCCGGGTGCTGGACCTGAAAGACGGCCGCTACCGGGTGCGGGTGTTCCGCGAGACGACCGAGAAGGCCCGGAACACGCAGGCCGGTGCATGGGAGCAGGTCGGCGAGGATCGCTTTCCGCAGATGAACGGCGCGGCGATGACGTACATCCCGGCGGTGGTGATCGGGCCTAATTCGCTCGACCCCTCGGTGGTGTCCAAGCCACCGCTGCTTGAACTCGTGAACGTGTCCGAGTCGCATCTGAACGACAGCGCGCTGCGCCAATGGGCGCTGAAGTGGTGCGGCTGTCCGACGCTGGTGCTGAGTGGCCTGATCGACAAGGGCGATGAAGACCCGACGCCGATCCGCTGGGGCTCGCGCACCGCTGTGGTGCTGGGCGAGGGCGGCGCAGCGCAGCTCGTCACCATGTCCGGCGAGGGCGTGGGCGCGCTGAAGGAGAGCATGGAAGAAAAGCGCCGGGACATGGCCGCCATCGGCGCGCGTATCCTGGCAGACGAAAGCGGCGCGCAGATCGCCACCGAGACGGCACGCATTCAGCGAGCGGGCGAGCATTCGGTGCTGGCTGGGATCGCCAATAGCTGCGCGGACGGGCTGACGCAGGTGCTGCGCTGGGTCGCCGAGTGGGCGAAGATTGGCGCGGCTGAGAACATCGCGGTCACGCTGAACACGGACTTCCTGCCGAAGGGCCTGCAGCCCGGCGAGCTGGCCGAGTGGAGCGCGGGGCTGCAGAGCGGGACGATGCCGCTGGCGGTGTTCATGGAGCACATGAAATCGCGCGGCGTGATTGATCCGCAGATGACCGAGGCCGACTGGCAGGCGGGGATCGATGAGACGATGATCGACCGGCCGGAGACGGGCGGCGAGGGTGACGGCGATGGTGCCGAGGATGATGAGATAGAGGAGGCGGCTTGATGGCCACGCCGGAGAGCATTGCAGGCAAGCACAACAACGCCGCAAAGGCCGAAATGGAGGCCGTCTGGAACAAGGCGATGGCAGACATGGAGCGCATCGCGGCAACCCATACGGCAAGAATGCACGCTGACCTCAAGGCGCAGGGCTACAATCCGGGGCAGTCTTATATTGCGCCCTATTCGGCAACCACTGCCATTCGCAAAGGCGGCAAGGTCGGCGGTATCCTGACGGTCACCAAGCGGTAGTTAAGTGCCAGACGGCAACCCCAACCAAGCCATCTTCGACGCAGTCGTCCGCCACCGGATCGCCTTAGAGCGGGCCACAGCGGCGGACCTGAAGGAGGTGGTGAAGTTCCTCGATGAGGTGAAGGCAGACATCGCTGCCCGCCTCGCACGGGCCACACCGGGCCGCAGGGCGCAGCTTGAAAGCCTGCTGGATGACGTGCGCTCTATTCAGGGCGAGGCATACAGGAAGATTACCGACTCGCTGAGCACGCGGTTCCGCGACCGGGCTGCCAAGGAAGCAGAATTCCACGCCGAGAAGTTCCGCGCTGCGGGCATCGAGGCGGGCATCAACCGGCTCACGGGTGAGGCAGCGTTTCAGGCGGCTATGTCGCGCCCGATGGACGGGGCGATCCTGTCCGACTGGCTCACCGAGCTGGGCGAAGGCGGCCGGCGGCGTGTCGACAAGGCGCTCCGTATTTCATGGACCGAAGGCGAGAGCCTGGGGAACGCGGTGAAACGGGTGCGGGCGACGGTCGACATCTCAAAGCGCTCGGCGCAGACGCTGGTCAGGACGGCGAACACGCACATCAGCAACGCGGTGCAGCAGGCGAGCGCGGAGGCGAATGCTGACATCGTGAAGGAGGTGGAGTGGCGGTCGGTGCTGGACAGCCGGACGACATGGATCTGCCGGTCACGCGACGGCGAGCGCTACCCGATTGACAGCGGCCCACGGCCCCCGGCGCACCCCGGCTGTCGGTCCATTGTGACCGAGGTGCTCAAGGATTACGCCCCGCCGCAGCGGGAGACCTACGCCGACTGGCTGAAGCGCCAGCCCGCATCGGTGCAGGACGAGATCATAGGCCCGGCGCGCGGCAAGCTGCTGCGAGCGGGCAAGTTCGATGTGCAGGACTTCGTGGACCTGCGCGGCAAGCCCCTGACGCTGGATGAACTGGCGGCCATCGATGCCTCGCGGCAGGCGGCGAAGAAGGCGAAGGCGGACAAGGAGTTCGCAGCAAACGCGAGGGCGCGGGCCAAGGGGCTGGCGTCGTTTCGCGGGAATGCCCGGAATTTTCGGCGGTAGGCGCCGAACACAAAGCTTCACCCGCTCCGGGTGGAGGCGCTCTGGCTGTGCCGGGGCGTCCAACAGGTGCCTGGCTGTGCCGGGCCGATAGGAGACTACGATGAGTGATGACAACAAAGGCGACGAAGGCGGTGCCGACGAAGCCCTGAAGAAGATCCTCGCCAAGAACGAGGAGCTGCTGAACGAGCTGAAGGCCGCGAAGGCCAAGGCCCGCGAACTCGAACAGGCCGAAGCTGACCGCAAGGCCGAACTGGCCAAGCGTGAGGAGGAGCAACTCCTCAAGGAAGGCAACTACCAGAAGCTGCTCGAAGCCGAGAAGCAGCGCGCGTCGGAACGCGAGGGCGAGGCCCTGCTGTACCGCGCGAAGTACGAAGAACGCGAGATCGATCTCGGCCTCACCTCGGCGCTCACCAGCGCAGGCGTGAAGCCTGAGTTCATGCGCGCCGCATCGACCATGCTCAAGGGCGAGGCGGAACTCAGCGAGTCCGGTGTCGCCCTGCGCGGCAAGCCGCTCGCGGACGCAATCAAGGAATGGGCCGCGTCCGATGAGGGCAAGGCATTCGTCGCAAACGGAAACGCCGGTGGCGGGGCCGAAGGCGGCGGCAAGGGCAAACAGCCTGCCCAGAAGGCTGGAAACTTGGGTGGAAGCAAAGCGGACCGCGTGGCGGCCTTAAAAAACCGCTTCCCCGATCTGCCTGAAAGGTAATCCACTATGTCACTCTCCCAAATGCAGGTGTTCAACCAGTACATCATGCCGGCGACCATCGAGACGCTCGGCCAGATGGTTGAGAAGTTCAACGAGGCATCGAACGGAACGATCCGCCTGACCACGGAGGGTTTCGACGGCGACTTCATGCAGCAGAGCTTCTTTGCTGCCATCCATAGCGCCCAGCGCCGCGTTGACCGCTATGCTACAAACGACGATGCGTCCGTCACGGACCTCACCCAGCTCAAGCAGTCGGGCGTCAAGATCGCGGGCGGCTTCGGCCCGATCCGCTTCGAGCCGGGCCAGCTGACCTGGCTGCAGAAGCCGACCACCGAGGGCGTCGAAGTTGCGTCCCGCAACTTTGCCGAGGCGATGCTGCGCGACCAGCTGAACACGGCGATTGCTGCCCTCGCGGCTGCGATCAACCAGCAGGGCTCGGCCACCGTGGTCGACGTGTCGGCTACCAGCGTGATGAGCTACGCGGCACAGAACTCGGCGCACGCCTTGTTCGGTGACCGCTCGACCGATCTGGTCGGCACCGTCATGAACGGCGCCGCCTATCACCAGCTCATCGGTGCGAACCTGACGAACGCTGAACGCCTGTTTCAGTCGCAGGGTGTCCTCGTGGTCGACATCCTCGGCAAGGCGGTGATCGTAACCGACGCCCCGGCGCTGTCGATTGCGGCGGTGGTCTCGCCTGCTGCTCCGGCCAAGTACCGCGCTCTGTCGCTCTGCGAAGGCGCTGCGGTGGTCTATGACGGCGGCGACGTGATCTCGAACATCGAGACCACGAACGGCAAGCTCCGTATCGAGACGACCATGCAGGTCGACTACACCTTCGGTCTGGCCCTGAAGGGCTACACCTGGGACGAGACGAACGGCGGCAAGTCTCCGACCGACGCCGAGCTGGCGACCGGCACGAACTGGGACAAGGTTGCCACCGACATCAAGCACACAGCGGGCGTTGCCACGCTGGCTGCTCAAGTTGCGCCGTAGGTGACGCTTGAAACACGATGACCGCAAGGTCTGGTTTGAGCCCCACCCCGTCAGCCCGGCCCGCAAGGCTGAGCTGATGGCGGCCGGGTATCGCATCGTGGATGCGCTGTTTGCGCCGCCGGGATGGGTGCCGCCGGGCGGGGTCAAGGCTGCCAAGGCTGACGACCCCGATCTCGACATGCCGGTCCGGGGCAAGAAGGCGAAGGCTCCCAAGGCCGCGCCGCCTGAGCCGGACCTGCTGCCGGGCGATGACGAGGGCGAGAGCGAATGACCATCACAGTCGGGACGGACACCTATGCGACGGTGGCGGAGGCTGACACCTACGCCACCGGGCGCGCGTGGACGGACTGGCTGGCGCTGGGCACGAGCGTGAAGGAGGCCCGCCTCGTTGAGGCGGCCACCTACCTCGACACGTCCTACGAGTGGAAAGGCCGGATCACGGAGACGGATCAGGCGATGAGCTGGCCGCGTGACGGCGTGGTGGACAAAGAGGGTAGGTTACTGGCCTCTGACGTTGTGCCTGCGCGGGTCAAGGCGGCGCAGATCGAGCTGGCCCGGATCGCTACGGCGGGGTTGGTTGTGAGCGACACGCAGGGCGAGGTGACAGCCATCACGGCTGGATCTGTCTCGCTGACGTTCAAGGACTCGCAGAGCGTGACCGAGGGGGCGAAGTATCGCCCGATAGATAGGATGCTCGCGGGGCTGTATCTCAGCCGTGCGGGCACGGTGCGGAACGTGCGGCTGATCAATGGCTAACTTGCTCACCGGCCTCGACAAGCTGGTCGCAGACATCGCAGGGCCTCTGCTGTTCTCGGCGGCTGTCCTGACGCGCCAGAGCCGCACAGCCGATGGCCGGGGCGGGTGGACGCTGACCGATGCCGAGGAGGCTTGCCAAGCCCTCGTGAACGACTACAGCGCGTTCTCGCGCGGCAATCTCGGCATCCCTGACACCGACCGCAAGGTTCTCGTTCTGGGGCATGGCCTGACCACGCCGCCGGTGCCGGGCAACCTTCTGACCATCGACGGCTACCGCTGGCGGATCGTGGCGACGACGCGCGACCCGGCCAAGGCGGTCTATGAGTGCCAGGGCACACCTGCCGGGAGTGACACATGACCACCCGCGCCACGGTCAACATCAACCTTGCACTGGCGGACAACGTCTCGCAGCAGGCCGTTGAACGCGGCGTGCGGGCGGCGACCCTCGACGCCAAGGGCCTGATGATCGGCATCCTTTCCAAGCCCGGCACGGGGCGGGCCTACCAGCGCAAGTCGGTGACGCACGTCGCTTCGGCGCCGGGCGAGCCGCCTGCGCCCGACACTGGGCGCCTCCGCAACTCGACGCAGGGCGAGGTATTCGCCACGAGCGACGGCGCCCTCGGCGTCGTTAGCGTCAACACCGAATACGCCGCAGCGCTCGAGCTGGGCACGGACAAGATCGCGGCGCGCCCGTTCATCTCACGGCTCGCGCGGGACTACTCGGCACGCATCCAAGCCGTGTTCGCGCGGTTTGCGAGGTTGCCATGAGAGCCCTTGACCGCTTCTTCCAGATCGGCGGCGCGCTCTGCCTCGCGCTGCTTGTCGCCATCCTCGTGTTTAATCCGCTGCCCTGATGCTCGACATCACCGGCGCGGTCTTCACGCGCCTCAGTTCAGACGCCACCCTCCTGGCGCTGCTCGCCGCCTATGGCTCCGGCCGCGCGCTGGTCTCCGACCCTCCGCCTGCGGACCTGATCGTCCAAGGCCCCGAGGTGGTCTGCATTGTCGCGGCCCCGTTCGATGACGAGGCCGAGGACACCTACACCGAGGACTACCGGCGCACGTCGCTGAACGTCCGCCTCTACAGCCGCCCGAATGGATCGACCCTCGCGCTGGACACAGCCGCCGAGCGCGTCCGGGCGCTGCTCAAGACTTGGCCTGCCGGTGCTGTCACCGGCGGCACCCTGATCGACGCTGCCGTCTCCGGGCCGGTAGCGGGACCGTCCAGCGACCCTTCGGTCGAGGGGCGCATCGTGACTGCCCGGCTCATTTTCTTGGAGGCCTAGATGGCTATTGTTGCAAAGAACGCCACCGTCGCGCTGTCGCGCTCCCCGGACGGCACCACCTTCACGGTCATCCCCGGCGTCACGAATTTCGATGACGGCGGCTTCACGGCTGAAGAACTCGACGCCACCGACTACGACTCGACGGGCAACACCCGCGAGTACGTCAACGGCTACAAGGACGGCCAGGAGGGCAGCTTCACGGTCAACTTCGACCCCGGCAACGCGGTGCACCAGTCGCTGATCTCGGACGTGGGCGGCGCGAACATCTGGCTCCGCCACCGCTACGACGACCGCAACCTGACCATTCCGGTGGCGGTCAAGCGGACCTCGAACCCTTCCGAAGTCGGCGGCATCCTCAAGATGACCGTCACGTTCAAGCCGAGCGGCGCCGCTGTCTGGGCTGACGTTGTCTGATGACCACCCCTAACCACGAAGGCACCGTCCTGCTCCGCCACGGCGGGCGGGACGTGCCGCTGCGGTTCACGTTCGCCGTGATCCACGGGATGCAGCAGGACCACGGCCTTGACGGCTGGATGCAGGAAGTCGCGCGCGGTCTCGATGACCTCGACCTTGCCGTGATGGCCCGCCTGATGCAGCTCACCACGGGCCTGCCAGAGGCCGAGGCGCGCGAGTTGTGCGTCCCGGTCCTCCCCGCCAAGCAAGCCCTGCTGCGCGCATGGCAGGCGGGCATGACGGGCAACGTGCCGGCCGAGGATGACGACGACGCGGGAAAGACGATGCCCCAGCCGACATTGTGGGCCATGCTCTCGAAGCTGCGCTCCGGGCTGGCGTCCAATGGCGGGACTTCTGGGGCCTCACACCGCACGCCGTCCGCACCATCGTCAGAGCCTACAATGAGCACTGGAACACCGTGACCGAGCTCACGATGGCCAACGCCTACCACGGCGCGGCGCTGTCGCTGTCCGATCCGAAGAAGTTCCCGCGCTCGTTCGGCGAGTGGTTCGGCAAGCCCTCGAAAGAGCGCCCGCCGAAGCCTCAGTCTGAGAAAGAGATCGCGGCGGCGTTCCTGTCATGGGCGCTCAAGGCCGCACCGAGAGAGGAAGCGAACTAGGAAGAAGCGCGGGCGCGGAGTTCGGCGGCTTTTTTCAGTATCGTATTCGCTTGCTTCTCAAGTGAAGCGGCACGTTTAAGTGCTACCTGTTGAAACGCGAGGCTCATTTTCGTGGTCTCGATAATCGGCGGCGAGGTGTCCCAGAAAAAGTGCAATCCGTGCTCGGATAAAACTGCCCTCAACCGCCTGATGCCGCGCTCTCTTCCGCCAATCAAGCGGTAGGCTTCGCGCCAATCGAGCCTAGAAACTTCATCGAGCGTAGCGATGTTGCTGGCAGCTAGCTGGGGTTTGATGGACTTCCCTAGTTCGCTGGCATCAAGAAAGTCAAAGCGCTTCGGGTCGAGCGTGCTCATGACAGCGTGCCTTTCGGCATAGATTGCAGCCAAGCCTTCAAGTCATCGGCTAAAATCAGGGTGCGTTGCCCGACCTTGCGGGGCACCAGTTCGCCGCGCTGAAAAGCCTCGTAAAGGGTGGTGCGGCTTAGGCCGACTGCTTCGCAGGCTTCGTTGATCGTGTAGGCGATTTTCTGAGTTTCGGACATTGGTTCCTCCGTATGACCACGGATCAACACTAATCCGCACACGCACACTCCGCGAGTTTGGCGGACACTATTTTTCGCTACAGCGCGGAAATCACTAAGCAAAAATCTTTAACTGGCGGGGTCGGCCCCCGTCTGAACCGAGGCTAGTTTATGGTCACCACAGTCGGCGGCGTTCAGATCGAAATCCGGGGCGACAAGTCCGATTTCAGCCGGACGATGCGCGAGGTCCAGCGGGACGCCGGGCGGACCGGGCAGAGCGTGGCGCGGGAGTTCCAGCAGGCTGACCGGGCCGCTCAGAGGCTCAACACGTCCATCAAGGGCAGCTCGTCGGCCTTCGCGGGCCTGCTGAGCGTGGCGTCTGGCGGCATCCTTGCGGGCGCCATCATCCAGGCCGCCGACGCGTTCGCCGGGATGCGGTCGAAGATCGCGCTGTCGATCAGCGCCGCTGATGACCTGCTCGCGGTCGAAAAGCAGCTCTATCAGCAGGCCATCGCCAACCGCGCCGCGCTTGAGCCCATCGTCTCGCTTTACCAGCGGATTAGGGGCTCGCGGGCTGACCTGTCCAACGAACAGACCCTCGAAATCACCGACCGCTTTTCGAAGTCGCTCGTGATCTCCGGCGCCTCGGCGCAGGGCGCGGCCTCGGCCACGCTTCAGTTCTCACAGGCCATCGCCGGCGGCGTGCTCCGGGCTGAGGAGTTCAACTCCATCATCGAGAGCAACGTCCGGTTCGTGAAGCTGCTCGCGGACAATCTGGGCGTGTCGGTCGGCCAGATCAGGAACCTTGTGAACGAGGGCGCGATCACGAGCGACGTGATCTTCAAGGCGATCCGGGAGAACGGCGCGGACCTCGATGCCGAGTTCACGAAGATCCCGCTCACGGTATCCTCCGCCCTCGTCAACGTCCGCAACGCCTTCACCAACTATGTCGGCCTCGCGGATCAGGCGGGTGGCAGCAGTGCCAAGCTGGCCGGGTTCATCAACTCCATCGCCAACGACTTCGACCGGCTGGCAGAGGTGGTCCTTGTGGCCGCTGCGACGATTGGCGGTGCAGGCGCTGGCCTGTTGGCTGCGCGGTTCGTCTCAGGCCTGCTGGCCATCGCCACGGCCTCTGGCACGGCTGCTGGGGCGGTGGGCGCGCTACGGGCGCAGCTTGCCTTCTTCGGCGGCCCTGTCGGCCTTGCCATCACGGCGGTCGGCGCCGCGTTCGCGTTCCTCGCCATCACGGCAGAGGATTCGCTCGATAAGGTCGCCCGTGCGACCGGCGACTATGACCGGGCTGTCAGCGAACTGACCTCCACGCAGGACGAACTCAAGGGCCAGTATGCCGCCCTTGAAAAGCTGAACCGCGACATGGCCAAGGCCATCGAGGACGGGGCGGCAGCGGCTGAGCAGACCGCCGCGCGTGAGATCGATGCACTGCAGCTTCGCATCGACAAGAACCGCGAGCTGCTGGGCGTATATGAAGAACAGGCGGCCGCCGCGCTGGACGACGCAAGGCTCGCCCGCGACCAGTCGCGCAACGACTTTGCACAGGCTATCGGCCTGCCGCGCCGGTTCGACTTCAACACCAACCCCGAGGCCCGCGCGGAACTTGAGCGCGCCACGCAAGGCTTCCGAGCCCAGCTCGCTGAATTGCGCGCCACCGGGCAAACGCTGGACGACAACACCCGCAAGGCGCGGGACTACTTTATCGCATGGCAGGAAGCGGAGCAGCAGGTCACGTCGCTGACCCGGCGCCAGGGCGAGCGGATCGTGGCGGCTGGGGTGGCGGCGTTCGGGATTACGACACCCACGGCGACCGGCGGACAACCGCCTGCCGCGACTGAGCTATCCGAAGCAGAGCAGAAAGCCGCCGACCTCGCAGCCGCCCAGCTTGCAGATCAACTCTCGCTTCTCTCTGGCCTTGAGCGTGAACTGGCGCTTCGGCTTGCCATTGCAGATGGCAACGCCGAGCTGGTGCAAATCCTTGAAGACACGCAGGCCGTCAACGACCTCGCGGCAGAGTTTGCCGCCGCTGGCCTGACTGATGCCGAGGCCCGCGCCAAGGCTGAGACGTTCATCGCGGACGAGAAGGAGCGCGCTGCGGCTGCGGCTGAGCGCGAGGCGGGCATTCAGCAGCGGGTCGATCTTTTCCGGCTGGGGCAGGAGCAGGCCAAGAAAGAAGAGGAAAAAGCCAAGGCAGCCGCCGAAGCCTTCCGCGATCAAATCTCCAACGGTCTCGCGCGGGGCCTTGAAGAAGGCATCCGCTCCGGCAATTGGGGTGAGGCGTTTGAGGGCGTGCTGTCCGAAGCGACATCTTCGGCCCTGTCCCGCGCGATCGATGAACTGGCCGACGAACTGGCCGGGCTGCTGGCCGGCCTCTTTGATGGCATCGGGTCCAGCATCGGCGTCAGCATCGGATCGCTGTTCGCCGGCGGCCGCGCCGCCGGCGGCTCAGTCCGTGCCGGGATGCGCTACATGGTGGGCGAGCAAGGCCCCGAGATGTTCGTGCCGACCGTGCCGGGGATGATCGTCCCGAAGTTCGAGGGGCCGATGAGCGCCGCCGCTGGGGGCGCCATGGGGCGCTCGGTCTACGTCGATGCAAAGATGGTCATCCAAGGTTCCGTCACCGAGGAAGTGCTGCCCCGCGTCCAGGCCATGATGGCGGCGCAGGCCCGCGAGCTGCCCCGCATCGTTGACGCCCGTGTTTCTGACAGCCTGAGAAGGGGCCGCTATTGAGCGCCGGAGAACTATTCCTCACAGACCGCCTCAAGGACGCCAGCTGGTCGCTGGCGCACCGCCAGTCCCAGCCGTTCGGTCGCCAGACCGGGCAGGTCATCACCTACGGTGCGTCCTACTGGACGGCGCAGTTCCGCTACGAGAACCTGTCCGAGGCCGGCCTGCGCGCCCTCTCGGCATGGATCGCGCGTCGGCAGGGCAGCCGTGTCACCTTCACCGCGTTCCGCCCAACGCGCCGCCGCCCCGCGAACGGCGCCTCGTCCAACACCGGCCTCGGCATCTCGGCGGTCAACACGGCCGCCTCGACCGTGGCCATGACCGGGCTGTCCGCTGCCCTCGCGCCCGGCGATATGCTTTCCTACTTCACGGCCGCCTCTGGCTACTATTGCGGCGAGGTCGTTGCGGCAGGCTCGTTCTCCTCGGGAGCCCAGACCTTGACCGTGAGCCCCGCGCCTGTAGCTGCCAACGGCACGCCGCAGGCGCGGGTGTTCGAGGCGCTGGCCGAGTTCCAGCTCGACGGGCAGCCACAGATCAGCGAGCCGCATGACCGGCGCTATTCGGTGTCGTTCAGCGCCCGGCAGGTCGAGCGCGCCTGATGCCTCTCCCGCTGACGACCGACGCCCGCAACGCTCTGGCGGCCCGCGAGGTCGCTGCCGCATGGCTGCTAGACCTCTACACCGACGAGGGCACGCTCCGGTGCTGGGATCAGGGCATCGCCATCACCTATGGCGGCGACACCTATGAGCCCCTGCAAGACCGCTGGCGGGTCGAAGGCGAGATCAAGATCGGGGCTGACCTGTCGCCCGAGCCCCTGACCCTCTCGTTCGACGGTGCCCCGCAGAGCGATGACGCCTCGTTCATTGGCCGCCTGCTGGACCGGACATGGCACCAGCGCCGGATGCGGCTGCGCGGCCTGCTGATGAACGTGTCCTCCAATTTCGTCACCCCCATCGGCGTGCACCTCGAATGGTCCGGCTGGATCGACACGCTGTCGACTTCAGACGGCACGGGGTCGGCCTCCATCGTCACCCTCAACTGCGAGTCCGGTATCCTGCGCGCCCTCGACCAGAACCTCACGAAATGCACCGACCAGGACCAGCGCCGGCGCCTGTCGTCTGACCGTTTCTTCCAGAACGTCGCGCTCAAGCCCTCGCAGCAGGTGCCGTTCGGCACCGCCTGGAGCAATATCCCCGGCGGCGGTTCGTCCGGTGGTGACGGCGGCGGCCTGCCGTTTGGGATCAGAATGCCGGGCCGAGTGAACTGATGCGCGTGAAGGGCTGGGAACAGCGCCTCTACGCGCTGACCGTCGAGGCCATGGGCAAGCCTCACGCATGGGGCCAGCACGACTGCGTCACGTTCGCCGCTGACGTGGTGCACGGGCTCACCGGCGCCGACCCCATGGGCGACCTTCGCGGCACCTATGACAGCCCGCTCAGCGCGGCCCGCGTGATGAAGCAGGCCGGGGCGGACAATCTGGGCGACCTCGCTGCACTGCACCTGGCCGAGGTCACGCCCTCAGAAGCGCGCCGGGGCGACATCGTGCTCAGCGCCCAGCCTTACGAGTTCCTCGCGGTCTGCGTCGGCCGCACCGCTGTCGGCCCTGCCGAGAGCGGCATGATTCACGTCCCGATGGCTCAGGCCGTGCGGGCTTTCCGGGTGGGTGACTGATGCCGCAGGCAGTCGTTGCGGTTCAGGCGTTCATCTATGCCGCTGTCGGCACGAGCGCGGCAGCGGTTGGGTTCAGCTCGGCTGCAGCGGCTACCATCGCTAACACTGCGGTCATAGTCGCCACTGCCACGGCCAAGGTCGCGCTCATGGCGGGCCTCAACGCCGTTGTTGCCAACCAGAACAAACCCCGCCCGCAAGGGGGGATGATCAACCTCACCATCAGCCCGGACGAGCCGCGCCGCCTCCAGATCGGAAAGCGGATCAACGGCGGCGTCCTCACCGACTGGTATGTCGGCGGGTCGAAGAACGGCAACCTTTACATGGTGGTCTATCTGGGCGAAGGCCCGATGGGCCGCATCACCAAGGTCTTCGGCGGGGGCCGCGAGGTCTACACCACCCCGATCACGCACGGCGTCCGCACGGAGATCCCCGAATACCGCTCTGTCGGTGACCGCATCCCCGGCCGCCTGTGGATCACCTACTATGACGGCCGCCCCGGCCAGACCGCCGACAGCTACCTCGTCGGCAAGGGGCTGGGCTGGACCGCTGACCATGTCGGCACCGGCTGCGCCTATGCCATCATCGAGGCGTGGTGGGACAGCGACAACCAGACCACGCCGCCCAGCATCTCGTTCGAGATCGAGGGCGCCAAGCTCTACGACCGGCGGAAGGATAGCACCGCGGGCGGCTCCGGCGCGCACCGCGCGAACAACCCCGCGACGTGGGAACTGTCCAGCAACCCGGCGGTGGCGCTCGACCACTACCTGCTCGGGCGCTACGTGGGCGGGGTCAAGACGTTCGGTGTCGGCCTTGAGGCCGAGGACGTGCCCTATGCACCCTTCGCCGCGCTGGCAAACCTGTGCGACGAGGACGTGCCGCGCAAGGTGTCTGGGACGCTGAAGCGCTACGAGGCGAACGGCTTCCTGTTCGCTGACCGCACCTATGCCGACACGATCCGCGACCTGTGCCGCGCCATGAACGCTCGGCCCGCCGATTTCGGGGGACGTATCGGGATCATCAGCGGCGAGGAAAAGACGCCGGTGATGACCATTGCCGATGCCGATGTGATCGATAGCGTGCAGGAGAGCTACACGCCGAAGCGGAGCTGGGCCGACCTCGTGTCGGTCGTGCGCGGCACGTATCAGAACCCGGCGCAGCTCTACCAGGCGGGCGAGTATCCCCGCGTAGAAGACGCCGCATGGACCGCAGCCGATGGCGGCTCGCCGAAGGAGGCGACCCTCGACCTCGAAATGGAAACGGACGTCGAGCGCGCCCAGCGCCTCGCCCGGCTGTTCGCCCTGCGTGAGCGCCGGCAGGCGAAGCTCGCGGGCACCTACGGCCTGCGGACCATCGAGCTGGAGCAGGGCGACTGGTTCATTCGCTCCGGCGGTATCTTCGGGGCAGGCAAGACGTTCGAGGTGATCGACCGGGTGCTCGACCCGCGCACGATGACCGTGACGCTCACCGCGTTCGAGGTGGACCCGGCAGACAGCGCATGGAACGAGGACGACGCGCAGGACGCGCCGCCCGCGCCCATTGCCAGCACCGACGAACTGCAGCCGATGGAAGTCCCGGTCCTGACCGTGACGGGCGTCACGCTGTCGGGCACGGCGGCAGAGCTGCCCGCCATCAAGGTGGAGTGGGCCGAGCCCGACGACATCCGCGTCCACCAGATCGTGATCGAGGCCGTGCCGGCAGCAGGCGGCGTGCCGACCTCGGCGCAGGTAGACTGGGCCACGGGTCAGGTCGTGTTCACGTCTGGGATCACGGACGACACCGACTATTTGGTCCGGGCGAAGTTCGTGGGCGACTTCATCCCCTCGGACTGGACCTCGAACATCGCGGTAACGACGCTGGGCGATTACTCCGTGGGCGTTGCATCGTCGGTGCCGTGGAGTGGGGTGACGGGGGCGGGGCGGCCTGACGATAACGCGGACGTGACGGCGGCCAACACCGCCGCGGCGATCACAGGGCAGGGCACTGGCGCCACAGCCAACAACCTCGCCGGGCTGAACGCGACGGATAACACCAACCTTTCGACAAGCCTTAGCACCTCGCGCCGCCTGATCGTTTCCGATTTCAACGCCGACGGCCGGCATTGGACAACCGGCTTCGGCGGCACGCCGGAAGCCGTCGCGGATCCCCTCGCCGAAGGCTACGCGGACGTCGCCAACGTCGGCCGCGTGATCCGGTTTAATGCATTTCCGCGATACCTGACGCCGAAAGGCGTCTTCACGCCGGTTCCCGGCCGTCGCTATGCCCTGATTGCGCGCGTGCGCGTTGAGACGGCGCCGAGCGGCGGCGTGATTAACTTCGCCTTGGGTAGCGTTAACGGCCTTACAACGGCCTATGCCCACGGAGACCCCGGTGCCGTGCTGGGCACTATTCCGGGAATTCCGACGAACTCTTCGCCGACAGACACAACCTGGCGGCTTGTCGGCCGCACGCTGCAGCTTGCCGCCTCGCCGAATAGCTTCAATGCCTATTGGCGGCCGCGCCTCGACATAACGCGAACCGGCACGGGCGGCCGCGCGGAAGTCGTCAGCATGCTGATTCTGGACGTAACCGACGTTCCGCTAGGCCGGCTGATCTCGGGCTTGCTGCGCGATGACGCGACGACTCCGATCACGGAAGCGGCGGTTATAACGCTACTCGGCACAGCGTCGGCGATCACGGGGCAAGGCCCCGGCGCGACGGCGGCGGCGGCTGACGTCTTAAACGACTCCCTGCGCACTGGAAGCCTTTTTAATGTTAGTCTTCCGCAGCGCCCCGCCATAGGCGCAGACTTCACCGCCTCTCTGGGCTCGGGCACGCCGGCAAGCATCAATGCGCTTTCGGCCGGCACCGTCGTCAACGTGGCAAACGAGGGCGACGTTCGGCAGTTTACGGACAATAACGCGCTATCGCATCGCGGCTGGTTGCCTGTGGTTTCCTCGCAAACCTACCGCTTGCGTTGCCGCGCCCGCGTGACGGTTGACGGCACGAACAATCAGCTCTTTGCGCAATTTGCGTCATTTAACGCGGCCGGAACCGTGATCGGCGCGCACGGCAGCATTGCGCTAGAAGCTGATTTCGTTTCGGCGGATGGGTGGATAGAGCGCGAACTGACAATAACGGGCGCAACAATTTTAGAGACGCAGCCAACCGCGGCTTTTGTTCGTGGGCGGATTTACGGCGGCCGAAACACTGGCGGCACCTATTCGGGCGCGACTTGGCAGGCCGCATGGCTGCGCCTCGAAGATGCAACGGAAGCAATTAGGCTTGCCACCGTAGAAACCGGCGCGGACGTGACGGGCGACAATACAGCCGCAAGCATTGCCGGCCAAGGTGCGCTTGCAACCCTTGATACAGCAGATTACCGAACACGAATTTCGAATTTGCCGCCCGACACGGCTAACCTAGTCTTAACGCAAGAATTCGCGAACGGCGCTGGGTCGTGGGAGTCTGCAGCCTCAACAGTCGTTTCGGTTTCCGGCCAAGAGTTTACACATGCGTTGCAGTTAGTCTCTGGCGGCGTCGGCGCTCAATACGAAAACGTTTGGCGCCCGTGCCGGCCCGGCGAGAAAATTTATTTTCAGGCAATGGTAAATACACAAGACGCCGCGACGGGCGCGCGGCTTGGCGTTCATGTAACGGACACCGCCGGCGCAAACGCGCAATTTTTGCTTGTTAA